GCCATGTTGATGATTGCATTCTTCCTGCTCCGAGCATTTCTGACCCCATGACTCAACTCTTTGGGGCGAACAAACGTTTCGCCTCTGCCGTCCCAGCAATGTCCAAGTCGACGGCACGTGACTTTCGTGATTATGTTCGTTGTTGGCTCCACCAAAACATCGACCCTCTGAGCAATGAGACTGACTACTCATTTGAATTGTGGTTGAGTGGAACCAATTACAGTGAATCACGGCGCGCCGAATTACGCCGAGTTTGGCAAGAAAATCTTGGCCAGCTGCGTCGGCGCGACTATCGCGTTAAAATGTTTACGAAGCATGAGAATTATGGTAGTATTAAGCATGCGCGATGCATTAATTCTCGTTCTGATATGTTCAAGTGTGCCACTGGACCGTACTTCAAGCGTATTGAGGAACGGCTCTTTTCCACGAAGTGGTTTATCAAGCATGTTCCCGTTCCAGATCGTCCACGTTATATTCGTGACTTTCTTGGATCTTCTTCGGATGTTTATGCTTGCACTGATCATTCAGCCTTCGAATCACACATGACTCCAGAAGTTATGCGCTCTTGTGAGTTCCAACTATATCATTACATGCTTGGCCCCAACTGTCGCGTTATTCTACGCCATATTTATCGTGCGCTAGCTGGTCAGAATGTGTGTCAGTCTAATCGTGTTCGTGTTACTGTCTTTGGGTGTCGTATGTCTGGAGACATGTGCACCTCTCTAGGTAATGGATTCACGAATATGATGGTTATGAAATACGTTTGTTTTAAGAAAGGGATTGAATGTGAGGGCGTTTTTGAGGGCGATGATGGCTTGACGCGCATGTCTTGCCCTCGCAAACAGTGTCCCACAACGGATGATTTTAAAGTTGTGGGCATGGATCTGAAACTTAAGTATGTTGACGATCTTGCCTCTGCCGACTTTTGTGGCATGGTTTCTCATCCTGATGTTTATGATAATTGCTCTGACCCTGATGAGTTGTTGATGAAATTTGGTTGGACGTTTTCCAAGTTCATTCATTCCAAGCCTTCGGTGTTGTCTCGCTTACTCAAGGCCAAGGCCTTATCCCTTGCGTATGAATTGCCTCGCGCCCCTATTGCTCGTTCTCTTGCGCTTTATGCGCTTCGTGTCACATCTGGCATTGAGCCATTGATGTTTGCAGATCATGCCACTGAGTGGTGGGATAGACACTTGTTGGAGCACATTGGTGGCGATTGGCGGCGCGTTGAGCAAAATCTCAGCGCCGGGGTCGATGAACGCTCTCGTTTAGTAGTGCAGCGGTGTTTCGGGATACCCATATCCCATCAGCTGCGCGTTGAGCGTTATCTAGACTCGCTTACTTTATTGCAATCATTTCCGTCTTGGGTCG